GTCGACACCGTCACACAGAAGGCCTGACCATGGCATGGGATACATCCACTAGAAGACAGCGACTTCCTAAGAACTGGAAGAGTCTGCGCACATCGGTCCTCATTCGCGACCGTCGCCTCTGCCAAGTCCTCTCCACCGACACCGGCTTCATCTGCGGACAACCTGCAACCGAAGTCGATCACATCACCGCTGGTGATGACCACAGTCTTTCCAACCTCCAGGCCATCTGCACCTGGCACCACCGACGCAAGTCAAGCGCCGAAGGCAACGCAGCCAAAGTCAAGTGGGAGTCCCGCTACCGCAGACCTGAGTCACATCCAGGGTCACTGTGAGAGTCGCGGCCTTCCTCGTCTCATACCCACCAGATCGCATGGTGGGAGCTGAACTCATGTCAGCCACATTCCTCGAAGCATTAGCGCACGCCGGCCACGAAGTAACTGTCTACACCGACATACCGATAGAGACATACGAACGCAATGGCGTGCGCGTTACATCCCGCACCAACTTCAGCAAGATCAAGCCCAACGCTGACCTCGTCTACTCACACCCTGACGTTGGCTCGATTGGTTACATCGTCGGACAGATGCACCGCATCCCTTACGTTGCAACCGTTCACAACACAGGCGACCTCAACCGCTGGCATCTAGGTGTGCACAAGCCAACGCTGACCATCTGGAACTCAGAGTCCACACGTCAGCAACTTGATGGCCAAGGTGGTCTCATCGTTCGCTCTCCATTGGTAGTCAAAGACCACGCAGTCAAGACACCAGGTGAGAGCTTCACCCTCATCAACTGCATCAAGGACAAGGGCGTCGATACCTTCACCGCATTGGTCAAGGCACACCCTGAGTTCCCAGCACTAGCAGTGCGAGGGGGCTATGGCCTGCAAGAGGTACCCCCTACCCCTACCAAGAAGTCAAGACCCCATACCCCTACCCCCACCAAGGCAGACCCCAGTGCTACCCCCTACCCGGTAGCCATAGGGCCAGTACCCCACGAGGCCATGGCCAAGGAAGTCTGGTCGAAGACGAAGGTCTTACTGATGCCAAGCAAGGCTGAGTCATGGGGTCGAGCTGGTGTTGAAGCCTTGTGCTCTGGCATTCCAGTCATCGCTCATCCAACACCAGGGCTGAAAGAATCTCTTGGTGATGCAGGCATCTTCGTTGACCGAGACGACATTGAAGGTTGGTCATTAGAGCTTAAGAAACTCATGACCGACTCTGCTTACTTCACAACAGCATCGAAGAAGGCTAAGGCTCGCGCTCGCTTCCTAGAGAAGCAGACAGCCGACGACCTCCTTGCCTTCATTGCTGCGTGCGAATCTTTAACACTCAAGAGAGCGTGAGTGCGTGCGAAATCTTTCAAAAAGAAACAAAAGAACCCCGACCCTGGTCAAAGGGGTGGGGGAGGACCCCCTCGCCGTTCACGTCGACACCGAGGCGGCATAGCACTAGAGATTCTGTATAGGTCTGGCCATTTTTTGCCAGGTAAAGACTTCACCCACACATTCTTCGCCCCTGTATCGGCCTTCTATGGCTTCTCAGGGGTATTCCTGACACATCCACCAACTTCCGCATGAAAGGAGGCGCTCATGGCCGCATCGAATGACCTCGTGATTGACCAGTACGCGACCTTCAAGACCGCCTTCCGCTGGGAGACCAAGTCATCAGGGCAACCTGTGAACCTGACTGGGTACACCGCAGCCATGCAGATTCGGCGCACTCCTGCCGATGCGACAGCTCTGGTCTCACTGACCTCGGCTGCCAACGGAGGCCTCGTCATCGAGGGCACCGCTGGACGCGTCCGCATTGAGATCCCATCCACCACGACTGCCACGCTGACTCCTGGCCGCTACGTCTACGATCTCGTCCTCACAGACCTGTCATCGAAGAAGAAGCGCCTGGTCGAAGGCGTTGTCATTGTCGACGCTGGTGTCACTCGATGAGCGACGAGAGAATCATTCTTGAGGACGTCGACACCGACGTCATCATCGCTGGAGTCGAAGGCGCTCAAGGCCCAATCGGTGCCACAGGTCCGACAGGACCGCAAGGCATTCAAGGCAACGTCGGCCCAACTGGCGCGCAAGGCATTCAGGGAATCCAAGGCGTCACAGGACCAACAGGACCGACTGGCGCGCAAGGCATTCAGGGAGTCACAGGCCCAACCGGTGCCCAAGGCATTCAAGGTCAAGTCGGCCCAACAGGCGCACAGGGAATCCAAGGCGTTCAGGGTGTTACTGGCCCAACCGGAGCGCAGGGAATCCAGGGCGAAGTCGGCCCAACTGGTGCTCAAGGCATCCAAGGCGTCACAGGACCTCAAGGTGCTGAAGGCATCCAAGGCATTCAAGGAATCCAAGGCCCAATCGGCGCGACTGGCCCACAAGGAATCCAAGGCCCAATCGGCGCGACTGGCCCACAAGGTATTCAAGGCGTCATCGGCGCGACTGGCCCACAAGGGCAGGTCGGAGCTATTGGCCCAACAGGTGCTCAAGGCGATCAAGGCATTCAAGGCGCAATCGGCGACACAGGCCCAACAGGGTCAACAGGTGCGCAGGGAATCCAAGGTCCGACAGGCCCAACTGGTGCACAAGGCATCCAAGGAATCCAAGGCGTCACAGGACCGACTGGCGCAGTTGGCGCAACTGGTGCCACTGGTGCCAAGGGCGACGATGGCTACATCGGAGCTGACGGAGCAACAGGCCCAATCGGTGCCACAGGATCGACTGGTCCACAAGGCAACCTCGGAGCCACTGGCCCAACTGGTGCGCAAGGCGCTCAGGGAATCCAAGGCGTCCAAGGTGTCCAAGGTGAGGTCGGTCCAACCGGTCCTCAAGGCGAAGTCGGTGCCACTGGCCCCACAGGTGCGCAAGGAGTTCAAGGCTCGACAGGTCCAACAGGTGCAACAGGTGCTCAAGGCATCCAGGGCATCCAAGGCGAGGTCGGAGCAACGGGAGCCACTGGCCCAACAGGTGCCCAAGGTGTAACAGGTCCAACCGGCGCGACAGGTGCTGACGGTTCTGACGGAACTTCAGTCACGATCCTTGGTTCATTCCCAACTTTGGCAGCGCTTCAAGCAGCTCACCCAACTGGTGACCCTGGCGACTCTTACATCATCGACGCTGACGGCGATCTCTACGTCTGGAGCTACTCGACCTCAAGTTGGGTAAGCGTCGGACAGATCCAAGGCCCAATCGGAGCCACAGGCCCAACAGGTGCAACAGGTGAGACCGGAGCAACCGGCCCAATCGGCGCAACAGGCTCAACAGGTGCCCAAGGCATTCAAGGAATCCAAGGCGTTACAGGCCCAACCGGTGCAGCCGGCTCAAACGGCACTAATGGAGCCGATGGAGCTACTGGACCGACTGGTGCACAAGGCATTCAAGGAATCCAAGGCGTCCAAGGAGTTCAGGGCGAAGTCGGCCCAACAGGAGCGCAAGGTATTCAAGGCGCAACTGGCCCAACTGGCGCACAAGGCATTCAAGGCGAAGTCGGACCGACAGGTTCGCAAGGTATTCAGGGCGTCACAGGCCCAACTGGTGCTCAAGGAATCCAAGGCCCAACAGGTGCCAACGGTGCCGATGGAGTAACAGGTCCAACTGGAGCACAAGGCATCCAAGGCGTCACCGGTCTAACTGGTGCCCAAGGCATCCAAGGCCCAACAGGACCCACTGGCGCCACTGGCGCCACTGGTGCCACTGGCCCAACTGGCGCACAAGGCGACAAGGGAGGCTACCGCTACACATACAGCGGCACAACGACCGATGCTGACCCTGGCTCTGGGATCTTCCGCTATAACAACTCCACTCTTGCCAACGTCACCGAGATCTACATAGACAACAACAACGCCAACTCACAGGTCATGACCGAATGGCTTGGCTCATTCAATGATTCAACCAACACCAACAAGGGCTACCTGACCGTCTACGGAGTCGGAACCAGCTTCCTCTTCAACTACTTCCGCGTCACAGGCGCACCAGTCGTGGCCACTGGCTACCACAAAATCCCAGTCGCCTTTGTGAATGGCACAGTGATTCCGACCAATGGCACCACAACGTCAATTCACTTCACTTCAACAGGTGACAAAGGCGAAGTCGGCCCAACAGGCCCAACAGGTGCCCAAGGCATCCAAGGCGTCGAAGGTGCGACTGGACCAACAGGTGCGCAGGGAATCCAGGGCATCCAAGGACCAATCGGTCCAACAGGTTCACAAGGAATCCAAGGCGTTCAAGGCGTTCAAGGCGACCAAGGCCCAACAGGTCCGACGGGCGCAACGGGCGCAACAGGTTCGCAAGGAATCCAAGGAATCCAAGGCGACCAAGGCCCAACTGGTCCGACTGGTGCAACGGGAGCCACTGGCATCCAAGGCCCAACCGGCCCAACTGGTGCAACTGGCGCAGAAGGTATTCAAGGCCCGACTGGTCCAACCGGCGCAACTGGTGCGGCTTCAACCGTCACTGGCCCGACAGGTTCGACCGGTCCGACAGGTGCGGCAGGACCGTCAGCGATCTTCGCTCAGACATCCATGCCAGCTTCAACAGTCGACGGCGCAGTCTGGCTCGACACTGACGGCACTGGACCAATCCCAAGCACCGCGACTCTCACAGATCTTCAAGACCTCAAGCTCATGAACCTCATGGGCGCTCTCTAATCAGACTCACTCCAATAGGAGTATTCCTACCAACAGCAAAGGAGTCGTAACTAATGGCGACTACATCCAAGACCCTCTTCAGAGGAGCCGCAACAACTACGACTTCGACTGTGCTCTACACAGTGCCGGCCTCGACCACGACGGTCGTCTCCAGCATCGTTGTGACCAACACTGCGGGAAGCGCCGGAACGTTCACTCTTGGTCTTGGTGGAGTCAACCTTGCGACCACTGTCACAGTTGGCGCGTTCGACTCAACTGTCATCGACATGAAGCAACCGCTGACTGCAGCTCAGACCATCACTGGTGGCGCATCTGCGACCACTATCAACTTTCACATCGCAGGCGTCGAGATCAACTAACCCATGACACCTGTCTACAAACTCTCCGCGCCTGGAACGCTGGTCACTGGCCGCATGGAATACAAGTCCATGCTCGCTGGCAATCCTGTCTTCTCGCCGTCCTCTTATGAGTCGATCGCCAGCTACACAATCAGCGGAACGACAACTGGCAGCGTGACATTCACAAACATCCCGCAGACGTTCCAGCATCTACAGTTGAGAATCTTCGCTCGCTCGCTAACGGCCGCTACGAATGAAGCGCTGTATCTCTACAACTACAACAACAATGCAGGATCTACTGGAAGTGCTACTCATTCACTTTCAGGAGATGGAAATCTGACGTATGCCAACGGCTATACGGGCCAGTATTCATCATTCATCGCAACGCTTCCGGCGGCGTCCTCAACGGCGTCTGCCTTCGGTGTTTCAATCACCGACATCCTGGACTACACAAACACAAACAAGAACAAGACTCTGCGCACCCTCTACGGCTACGACGCAAACGGCAGCGGAACGATCGGCTTTGCAAGCAACCTTCCACTAACACTTCCAGGAACTGCGGCGATCACAACGCTGAGTCCATCATTGACTGGTGGAAACTATCTTGCCGCTGGTTCTGTAATCGCGCTCTACGGAATCAAGGGGGCCTAACGATGCCGGCAACATACGAGCCAATCGCGACGACGACCCTCACTAGCACCGCAGGCATCATCACGTTCTCTTCAATCCCGCAGACATACACCGACCTCATCCTCATCCAATCCGCTCGCGTGAGCAGTGCCTATGACATCACCGCAATCCGTGTCAACAGTGTCACGACGAACTACAGCGGCACCTACTTAGAAGGCAACGGATCAAGCAGATCCTCTGGACGAGGTACAGCCGAGATCGCTCTCCGCGCTGGCTACGTTCCCGGCACTTCAAATGCTGGTGAATGGTCGATGGAGACCTACAACTTCATGAACTACGCCAACACAACAACCAACAAGACAGTGATCTCACGCACCAACTTCGTCGGCTCAAGTGTGGGGTTCAATGTGCAAGCCAAGGTCTCACTCATCCCAACAACGGCAGCGATCACGCAGATCACTACTCAGCCGGTCAACGGCGCTGTCTGGGCAATCGGTTCAACCTTCACCCTCTACGGAATAAAGGCGGCCTAGACGATGCCAACAACTATGCAAGCAATCGCCACCGTCACCGTTGGAGCCGGTGGAGCTGCGAGCATCGACTTCACCAACATTCCGCAGACATTCACTGACCTTGTTGTGAAGTTGTCAGGGCGTTCAGCTCGTTCTGCTCAACAGGCAGACAACCTCTTCATCACACTCAATGCGTCAGGAACTGGCTACACCTACCGAAACTTGAGTGGAACTGGAACAGCGGCAGGTTCAGCCAACTACGCCTCTCGCTACGTCTCACTCGCGTTGACAGCGGCAGGGTCAACGGCCAGCACCTTCTCCAACATTGAGATCTACATTCCCAACTACGCCTCAACGACTCAGAACAAGTCCATCAGCACCGATGCAGTCTCTGAGAACAACGCGTCGAACGCTCAGATGGACATGAACGCAACACTCTGGGCTAACACTGCGGCCATCACCTCCCTCACGCTGGTTCCTGAGGTCTCAACTTTCGTCCAGCACTCAACCGCCACCCTCTACGGCATCAAGAACTCATAAGGAGCCACCATGACTGAAGTCCTCACACGCGTCGAGTTCGACTGCGAAACACAGACCGAGACAATCGTCCCGCTAACTGAGCAGGAGATCCTCGAGCGCGAAGCGATGGCAGCGCAGGCACTGGCTGACCAGATCGCCCAGGAAGAAGCAGCCGCAGCTCTGGCAGCGCTGAAGGCATCAGCCAAGGCCAAGCTCATCGCAGGCCAGCCACTGACTGCCGAAGAGGCAGACACGCTCGTCCTCTAAATCCCCGCACGTTATTCGCATCCGAGTAAGTAACCCAACAATTCAACAAAGGAGGACCGAATGCCAACAATCGGCACCACTACGCGTCCCGCATACGTCTACGACGCAGAGACGGACACCTGGATCCCTGTCGGCACTGGTCCTCACACTCACACAGGCTTCGCGATCTCTGACGTGACTGGTCTCCAGGCCGCCCTTGATGCAGAGCTGTCCTTGACAAATTACAACGCAGGGGCCAAGAACTTCGTTGTCAACGGAGGGATGGACTTCTTCCAACGTGGGACAACTTTCACAACCTCTGGAGCCTATTGTGCTGACCGTTGGCTGTTGACACTTGAAGGCGGCCCTTCTTGTACGGCCACTCAGGTCACATCGTCTCTGCCAACGGGTCTCGTGAACGCATTACGAGTGCAACGAAATGCGGGAAACGCAACGACGGGAACAATGGGCATTTCGCAAGCCCTAGAGACTGCCTCTAGCATCCCGCTACAAGGCCGAACCATTACGCTGTCTTTTTGGGCTCGCGCAGGCGCTAATTATTCGACCACCAACAACACCCTCAGCATTCGCATCAACTCAGGCACAGGAACGAATCAAGCAGCCTCAGCACAGTTCGGAGGTTGGACTGGTTATGCCGAATCCGCACCCGACGTCCAAATCACAACAAGCTGGGCGCGCTATTCAGGAACATTCAATGTCCCTAGCAATGCCACTCAAATCGGCGTCCGCATCTTCTCCGTCCTAAGCGGAACCGCTGGCGCTGCCGACTTCTTTGAGGTCACCGGAGTTCAGCTCGAACTTGGGTCGACTCCGACCGCCTTCTCTCGTGCGGGGGGCACCATCCAAGGGGAACATGCTGCCTGTCTATACTACTTCAACCGAGTAATAGACTATTCTGCCGGTGGAAGTAATGCTAATCAAACAATTATGGTTGCCCAAAACTTTGCTTCAACTGGTGGCTTTGGGGCGTTCCCTTATCCAAAAATGAGAATAAATCCAACCGTAACCTTCTCTTCTCAGACGGATTTCATAATTACAGGCGCGGCTGGTAATGAAATAGCAACTACCGCTTTGGAAGCTCGCAACATAAAAGTCAACAGTTGCGAACTTCGCTACACAGTTGCGAGCGGTTTAACGACTGGAAACGCGGCTTTCATGTATACCAAGACAACACTTGGACGAATCGACCTTAGCGCGGAGTTATAGTGACAAATTACATTGAACACGATTTCGTTATTGAACGACACAATGAAGACGGCTCTGTCTCCTTTATTCCTAAAGATGAAGCCAACTCAGACTATCAACGCTACCTGAATCCAGGGCCGGACCAATTCACGCCGATTTCCACGCCGCAAGCGTCTTATTCCACCCCGATTATTCCGGAGGCGTAGTAGCATTCCTCCCATGGGGGAAATCAAATGAAAATCGCAGTTTATACAATCGCACTCAATGAAGAACAGTTCGTCGCTCGATGGCATGAAAGCGCCAAAGAAGCAGACGTCATTCTCATTGCAGACACTGGCTCAACTGATAACACCGTCGAGCTGGCAAAGTCGCTGGGAATCACAGTCGTTCCCATCACCATCAAGCCGTGGCGCTTTGACAAGGCGCGCAACGCAGCACTTGACGTTCTTCCCAAAGACGTTGACTACTGCATTGCACTCGACATGGATGAAGTGCTCCAACTTGGTTGGCGCGCACACCTTGAGACTGTATCCAAAGCCGTTACACGCCCACGTTATTCATACACATGGAGCTGGAACGAAGACGGCACACCAGGCCTCGTCTATGGAGGCGACAAGATCCACGCTCGCAAGGGCTACCGATGGAAGCACCCAGTCCACGAGGTTCTCGTCGGCAACAACGAAGTCCAAGACTGGATACCGCTAGAGATTCATCACCATCCCGACAACACCAAGTCGCGTGGTCAGTACTTGCCGCTCTTAGAACTGGCTGTCAAGGAAGATCAAAGCGATGACCGGAACGCGTTCTACTACGCACGCGAACTCTATTTCCACGGCCAGCACGACAAAGCCCAAGCCGAGTTCCTTCGCCACCTGAGTCTTCGCAAAGCCAGATGGCGACCTGAGCGAGCAGCGTCTATGCGCTACCTCGCCAAGCTCGACAAGGCCGACCGCGAAACATGGTTGCTCCGCTCATGCGCTGAGGCACCTGATCGACGCGAGCCATGGGTTGAACTGGCCCAGCACTATTACGAGACCGGCGACTGGAACGGCTGCCACGCAGCCGCACAGCGAGCGCTCTCGATCACCGTCAAGCCGCTTGAGTACCTCTGCGAAGCATTCGCCTGGGGTCCACAACCTCACGACTTGGCCGCCCTTGCCGCTTGGAATCTAGGGCTTGGCTACGTCGCCTTCCTACACGGCACCGACGCACTCGAACTTTCACCTGATGACGAGCGACTTGCTCGCAACCTCAGCTTCTATTCAAACACCCTCAACCCAGCAAGCGCTGGCGCTAAGTAGCGCAAGGAGGCACACCATGGCAGGACGCGGTCCCGCACCGAAGCCGGCAGATCAACGCCGCCACAGAATCAAAGACCCAATCTCAACTTCCCACCTTGTAGACGACGGAGCGAAACGAGGACCGGACCTCGTCGCTTTGACTGGCAGGAAGAACTGGCCGCCAATGGTGGTCAAGTGGTACGAAACCTGGAGAACAGCACCGCAGTCCAAGCAGTTCATCGACACCGACTGGCAACGGTTGGGGATGGTGGCCTACTTGTTCGAGCAGTATCTGGCAGATCCAAAGTCCACGATCCTCTCTGAGATTCGTCTCAACGAGGAACGCCTTGGCGCGACAGTTGTCGACAGACAACGCGCTCGCATGGTCATCGAACCGACTGACGGCAAAGATGCCTCAGTGCTCTCACTTGTTCCTGGCTCATCAGCTCGTGAACGCATCGCAAAGCGAGCCACCGAAGAATGATGCCTGACCGCCATGGCGCGGTCGTCACTCGTCCCGAAGGCTTGCCCGAGTTCTCACTTGGTTACGAAGTTATCGACTGGGCAGAGAACTACCTACGCCAGCCAGACGGAACCAACGCTGGCGACCCTTTCAAGTTTACTCAAGAGCAAGAGGACTTCCTCTTGTGGTGGTACGGCGTCGACATCACTGGACGCTTCATCTACCGACGCGGAGTGCTTCGTCGCTCCAAAGGTTGGGGCAAGTCTCCATTCCTTGCAGCAATGTGTCTGAACGAGTTGGTCGGTCCTTGTCGCTTTGACGGTTGGAACGCCAACGGCGACCCAGTCGCAGCACCTCACCCAATGCCATGGATCAACCTGGCTGGTGTCTCTGAAGTGCAGACGACCAACACCATGTCCGTTGTTCTCTCGATGGTTGAAGATTCGCCCATCGTTGATGACTACGGCATCGACGTTGGACTCACTCGTATTTACACTCCAGGAGGTGGTCGGCTTGTACCTATCACCGCCTCAGCTCCAAGCGCTGAAGGCGCTCGACCATCGTTCGCCGTTCTTGACGAGACCCATCACTGGTCAGAGACAAACGGTGGAGCAAAACTCGCCCGAGTTATCCGACGCAACCTTGCCAAGTCCAGAGATGGTGCAGCTCGCGCCATCGAAACGACAAACGCTCACGCACCTGGTGAAGAATCGGTTGCGGAGAAGTCGTACCAAGATTTCCTGACAATCAAAGAAGGCCGCTCAAAGTCATCGGGCTTGCTCTATGACTCCAGAGAGGCTCCTGCCGACATCGACTTGGCAGATCGCCCCGCTCTTATTGAAGGCCTTCGGGCCTCGTATGGAGACGCCACATGGGTCGACCTCAATCGCATCGCCGATGAGGTCTACGACCCAGGCACTCCCCCAGAGGAGTCGCGCCGCTTCTATCTCAACCAGATAGTCGCAGCCGCTGACTCATGGGTCTCACCAGTTGAGTGGGACGCTAACGAAAAGGACGACCTCCCAGCACTAGCTGAAGGTGAGTCCGTCACTCTGGGATTCGACGGTTCTCTGACCGACGACTCCACCGCTTTGGTTGCCTGTCGTATCTCTGACGGTGCACCGTTCTTGCTTGGTCTATGGGAAAAGCCTGCCGGTCCTGCCGGCCAAGGCTGGATCGTTCCGAAGGATCAAGTCCGCGACCTTGTCGCACACACTTTCGCCACTCATGACGTCGTCGGGTTCTTCTCCGACGTTGCTTACTGGGAGACGGATGTCGATTTCTGGCGTGAGCAGTACGGCGAGAAGTTACTCGTCAAAGCAACCGTCAGACACCCCGTTGCATGGGACATGAGAGGTCACGCTGCCGACACAGTTCGAGCAGTTGAAGCCCTCAACCGCGCAATCGTAGATGGGGAGTGCCCCCATGACGGAGACCCCAGGTTGGGTCGCCATGTCAAGAACGCACGGCGTCGCCCCAACCGTTGGGGAGTCAGCTTCGGAAAAGAAACGCGGGAATCCCCGCACAAAGTCGACGCGTTGGCTGCGTTCGTGCTCGCACGAATGGCAAGGCAACGAGTTCTCGCCGAGAACGTCCTGGGCAAGCGCCGAGGTCAGGTTGGAACGTTGATTGGCTTCTAACATGAGAGGAGGCTCAAGTGGCCTTGGACCCAAAAGCCGTTGAGAGCCTCGCGGCGGGGATGATCGATCAACACAGACATCAGACCTCACGCGACGGCAGAATCGGACGGATTGAGCGCTACCTAAACGGCGACCATGACTTGCCTTACATGCCACGCGGCGCGAAAGCTGAATACAAGCACCTCGCACTTCGTTCCATCACCAACTGGCTTCCGCTCATCTCTGACACTTTCGCCAAAGGTCTCTTCGTTGACGGATACCGTCCAGCCAAGGAGATCGACAACGCCAACCCATGGACCTACTGGCAGAGCAACGGCCTTGATGCTCGTCAGACCATCGCACACCGTGGCGCTCTTGAGTACGGCCAGAGCTACGTTCTTGTCCTACCTGGCGACACAGGACCACTGATCCGTCCACTGTCTCCAACACGCGTCCACGCTCTCTACCTTGACCAAGATGACGAGTGGCCTCAGTACGCACTTGTCGAGTCAGGCACAGACATGTCAGGCGGCAAGTTGTACCGCCTCTATGACAACGAAGCGACCTACACAGTCCGCATCGGCAAGGACTCGGTCGACAAGCCGGAGCTGATCTATACAGAGTTCCACAACCTTGGCGTCACGCCTCTTGTGCGCTTCCGTGACCGCTTGGATGACAACTCACGCGGCATCGTTGCTCCGCTCATTAACATTCAGGACCGTGTCAACGAGTCAGTCTTCTCGTTGATGATCGCGCTGCAATACGCATCATTCCGTCAACGCTGGGCAACTGGCTTGGCGATTCCTATCGACTCAGAATCTGGCAAAGCCATTGAGCCTTTCAAGGCCGCAGTGGATCGCCTCTGGGTTACTGACTCACCAGATGCCAAGTTCGGTGACTTCGACCAGACAGAGGTCGGCGGACACCTTGAGACTTACGCCTCAACCGTTCGCTCACTTGCTGCAATCGCACAGACCCCTCCTCACGTTCTGCTTGGTGACTTGGTCAACTTGTCAGCCGATGCACTCGCTGCCGCTGAAGCATCAACTCAGCGCAAGATCGGCGAGTACGAGACTCTCTTCGGTGAGAGCTGGGAGCAGGTTCTACGCCTTGCAGCCGCAGCCGATGGAGACTCAGAAGGCGCAGCCGATGACTCTGCTCAAGTTCGCTGGCGCGACACTGAGGCTCGTTCTCTTGCTCAGACTGTCGATGCCCTTGGCAAGATGGTTCAGATGCTTTCCGTGCCGGCAGAAGCCGCATGGGAGCGCATCCCTGGAGTCACAGACCAAGACGTCGAGCGTTGGAAGACGCTACGCACACAGGGAGACGTCTTCGGCGCTCTCCTTGGTGACATGCAACGTCAGACCACCGTTCAAGACACACCAGCAACGCCAACTCGCTCAGCCGAGTACAGCGGTGAGGGTCAAGTCGTTGACTCCTACCAGGGTGTCAGCACTGGCGACGTGGTCGACCTAGTAGATGGTCGAAGCGGTCGCGTTGAGCACATCATGACTGGCGGCACTCTCGGAGTTCCTGGCTCACGCTTTGCGATTGAGACCTCACCAACCAACCCAGGAGTCACCATCCGACTCTTCGTGAACGGTGTGGAGACAGAGAACACCATCAACATCAGATTCAGTGAGATTGCCACAGCGTAATGGGATACGCCGAACAGGCGCGACTCTCTGAACAACACCGCCTCGCACAAGCAAGACTTCAAGCCATTGTCGCTCTTGACGTCGCACGAGTCTTCCCACTCCTAGACGTCAACAACGTAGACCAGTCCTTTGCTGGCTACTTCGCAGCAATGCAAGCCGTGGTCAACGCTCGTCGCAGAGTGAGTGCAAGCCTCGGCTCGACTTACTACCTCGGGATCCGTCAAGACGCTGACATCACCAGTCAGTTCACTCCAACACTGTCTGAGACGGTTGATGAAAAGCAGCTCTTCACGAGTCTGCTTGTCACTGGTCCGATCAACATCAAGGCCTCACTCTCACAAGGACGAGACGCCTTTGCAGCCAGAGATGCAGCACTGAGAGCAACGGCTAAGGCCGCTCAGCGTCACGTCATAAATGGTGGCCGAGGGACTATCCTTAGCAGTGTAAAGCGCGACAACCGTTCAGTCGGCTGGGCGCGCTTAACCGACGGCAGGCCTTGCGCGTTCTGCGCACTGTTAGCCAGTCGAGGTCCTGCATACAAGTCGGAAACGACGGCCAAGTTCAAGTCGCACGATGGGTGCGGTTGCACACCGGTCCCAGTCTTTGACTTCAACGCACCATGGCCAGGTCGAGCTGAAGAGTTCCGTGCGTCATACGACGAGACGGTCTCAGGCAAGTTCCCTGGTGGAGACGGCAACAACAAAGCCGTCCAAGCATGGCGCAAGCAATACCAGTCCCTCTACCTAGAGGGCTGACCAGATCTTCCCAACGCAAGGGCGTTGGGACTTCACATCCCAGGAGGATGACTATGGCTAACGAGCCAACAGATAAAGCGACCGATGCAACCGCTCCGGTCGATTCCGCAACAAACGAAACCGCACCGACAGATGGCAAGGCTCCAGGCTGGGAGGGTGATTTCGACCCTGACCGTGCCGCACGTCTTGTGACGAACCTGCGCGATGAATCCAAGAAAGCCAAGGATGAACTCGCAGACCTTCGCAAGAAACTGGCCGAGAAGGAAGATGCGGAAAAGAGTGAGCTTCAGCGAATCCAAGAGCGCGCAGAGCGTGCAGAGGCCGAACTGAACCAGACTCGCTCAGCTCTTCTCGTCGCTGAAGTCGCGAAGGAATACGGCGTCCCTGCCGACCTTCTCAACGGCTCCAACCGCGAAGAGATTGAGGCACGCGCCAAGGCGCTTGCCGATTGGGCTGGCGCTTCCAAGCGTCCCGCCGATGAAGTGCCTGGAAAACCCAAGCCTCGGCTTGTTCCAGGCTCAGGCGCTGACACAGACGACGCCTTCGACCCTGCGGCAACTGCCGCAAAGATTCGCGCACGCTACTAACCACTAAACGGTCCTCCTGAAAGGAAACCAACGCCAAATGGCAAATACATTCAGAACACAGGAAAACGTTGCAGGCAAAATCGCCTCAACAGCACTCGGGCTTCTATTGCCTGACATGGTGCTTGCTCGCAC